CAGATGCGGGTCGATTATGGGTATATAGATGTCGGGGGTAGTATGTACCGCATTGCCGATATAACCGTCCCTCTTATAGTTAATGGGAGCGCAACCCTAGCAGGAACAGGAGTATAGAATGGCGAAGCAATCTGGAATCAGCGATGCAATATATGTCGGGGGGCGTGACCTATCTGGCAACGTGACCTCGATGGATACGGTGAGTTCAAGACGGGCTACCATAGACACCCCAACCATAGACTCGGCGGCTATGGTTAGACTACAAGGACAGGCCGATGGAGAGATAACGGTAACATCCTGGTTCGATGATGGAACCCATCTGGAACACGCTGCATTCTCCCCATTGCCGACGACGGATGTACAGGTTCTATATTGCAGGGGGACGGCTGCTGATAGTCCGGCTGCAGGGCTGGTAGCTAAGCAAATCAACTATGACGGTAGTAAGTCTCAGGACAAGGCATTGAGCCTGAACGTGCAATGCTTGGGGCAGGGGACTCCAGTTGAATGGGGGGTGTTGCTACAGGCCGAGGCTACGCATTCAAGTGCCAGTAGCAGTTCATCCAAGGATGATAGCTCCTCTAGTAGCAATGGCATTGCCGCCTATCTACAGTTAATAGACATCAATAGTGGCGCACCGACAATCAAGTTACAGCATTCGTCTAACAATTCCAGCTGGTCAGACCTGATAACCTTCACGGCGGTGTCTGATGGTAATGAGCCAACAGCGGAGCGCAAGGAAGCATCCGGAACGGTGAACCGATATTTGCGGGTAACCTCAACAGGGACATTCAGTAATGCCAAGTTCGTTATTATGTACAGGCGAGGAGAGTCTGTGGATGTTACAGCCTACGCATAGCAATCACTTTGAGGCGAACTGGCCTAGCCGCACCCATTGGCAGACGGCGACCTGTCGAGAGGTTGATTGTCCTCAGTATCTTATGGGATGGGTTACGAGGGTTGAGAAGGGTAGTAAGAACGATAGGTATCTAATATCAGTAATGAAAAACTTTAGCTGCAAACGTATGGACGAAGGGGAACTCGTTGCTTATTATTTTGAAGCAGGGCAGACTTGTTTCAAAGGTCAAGCAAGAGCGCATAAAAAGAAGTTAGATCGTGGCCCGTGGCTCACCAAAAATAAATATGGCAGGAATGAGGGGAATTTAGAACGTCAAGCAATGGAATACAATCGTTGGACGGACGAATTTAACGAGGAAGTATATAAAGCTAATAGGAGGTAGAGATGGCGAAGGAAGCACCGACAATGACTGTGGCAGTGGATGATAGTGGAGGGTCTGCGAGGAGTATCGAAAATGACTTGACCTCAGTAGACTGGGCAATACCCAGGGGAGTCCAAGATGTAACAGGCGTAGACAAGGCGGCTATTGAGCGACTATTACTCTTGTCTGACTTCAGCATCACCATGAACGGGGTGTTCAACGATGCAAGCAACGTGTCGCATGATGTACTGAAGACCGTGGCAAGTGCTACGGCATCTCGCACGATTACCCTGGTGATGTCAGGCCAGACGCTCCCTACAGAGTGTTTCATCACCGATTACGCTTTAACCCGTGCGTCATCAGGAGAGTTAACTTTTACGGCTCCTGCCGTATTACAGAGCGGTACAGCACCAACTTGGGCATAATGAAATAGGAGGGAGTCATGGTAGCCACACAGAAAGCAGTGAACGGCTTTAGTATTCCCAAGCGCACAGCCCGTCTAGTCTTCAGTGGAGATTATGAAGGAGCAGAGGTTGTGGTGCGTTTGGATGTTTCGGTTGGAACTTGGTTGGAGATACAGGAAATGTTGCAGGGCGAGAAACAGATGGAGGTCTATGCTCTATTTGGTAGGGCGGTTCTAGAAAACTGGAACCTTCTCGATAGCGATGGGAACCCTGTAGAAGCAGACAGCAAGGGGATGCACTCTATTCCGATAGCCCTTGCTAACATTATTCTTGAGCAATGGACTCAAGCGATTGTAGGAACACCAGCCCCTTTAGACGAGAACTTGAACGGTGGAGGGCCGTAGGTGGTGGGATAGATGAAGACGGCAATGTGGTGAAGGAACCCTGGACACTTATGAAAGTCAGAATGATAGATAATCTATGCCAGAGGTATAGTTGCTTACCGTCGCAGTTATTAACGGAAGATATCAGTTTACTGTTTGAGATTCATAATGTGACCACCTTGGCAGGAGATCACGAATCACAAGAACATCAGCAACTTAGCCCAGAACAGTCTATGGCTCAAAACCTAGCGAATCTGTCAACGAGTATGTGATATGGCAAATGAAGTAATCATCAAAGTAAAAGCCGATACCGATAAAGCAGAGCGTGGATTTAAGGATGTTGGCACTCGCTTACAGAGCCTTACCAAACACGCTAAAACGGCTGGTGTCGCCTTTGCAGCGATAGGCGTTGCTGGTACTGTAGCCATCAAATCATTCGTTGCTGCTGCTATGGAGCAGAGGAGGGCTGTCTCTACTCTGGCTGCAGGTGTAAATAACTTAGGAATCAGTTTTGCTTCTGTCGAAAAACGGATAATGGATACGACCAGTGCGCTCCAAAGGAAGACCAACTTTGGAGACGAGCAACAGATAAGAGCATTGGCTTTAATGGTTCCGATTCTTGGCTCAGTAGACAAGGCTCTGGAGGCATTGCCAGCCGTTATGGATGCTGCTTCAGCATCGGGTAAGAGTCTTGAAACTGTATCCGGAACTCTCACAAGAGCATTGTCTGGTCAGGTTAACCAGGCGATAAGTATTGGGATGAACTTTGATAAGACTGCTGGGTTTGGAGAAAGACTTGCTAAGGTTCTTGCTGCTGTAGGGGGTGCTGCAGCAGCTAATAGAGACCCGTTTATAGGATTGAACATGGCGGTGGGAGATTTGAAGGAAACGCTTGGGGAAGGGCTTCTGCCTGTATTGATTCCTATTGTAGAGAAACTAACAGAGGTTACTGCAGGGTTAACTACTATGCACCCAGAGTCGGTGGAAGGGGCTGGTAAATTTATTCTCCTTGGCACAGCCCTTGCTGTTGTTCTTGCTGGGCTTGCTGCACTTGTAGTCATTTTTCCTGCGGTTCTTACTGGGCTTACTGCCATCGGTGTGTCTGCTGCTGCTGCTGCTGGTGTTGTTGGAGTTGGTGCATTAATTGCAGCACTGTATGGACTTGGACAAGCATGGGATGCGAACCTTTTTGATATAAAGGGTAGAACAGAAACAGGGTTGAAGGGGATGCTTAATGGCTTTGGACGTTTCTTTCAAGGTATGACCCTGCCTCTCGACTCATTGATTACTAGATTTAACGACATAGCTGGAACCCATATACCCACACTATCTACTGCGTTGGATAAATTAGGAAATAAGCATATAGACTTTGGCAGGAGAGTTCAATACGCAGAAGATCGGTCTAGGTTGTTATGGGATACCTACAAGAGGAGTCTCCCAGTTGGAGCCGATTGGGGGGATGGTGGCCCTCCAGACATGACTGCACCAAGTCCTTCTGTCGCCTCTGCACTTCCTTCCGTTGGTGGTATGGGTGGTGGAACTGGAGGTGGTGCTGGAGGTATTTCAATCGCTACTGGTGGCGGTGGCGGAGGCAGTGGAGGATGGGGCGGGTATGGCAACCTTAACGATGCCATGAAGATATTTGCAGACCCCCGCTCTGAGAGTGGTGATTGGACTGCTACTCAATTAAAGGCAACAGGTATTGGAGGGGTTTGGAACGATGAATTTGGCAGGGTTACAATGCCAAGAACAACTAAGGCGAAACTTGAATTAGCTGGCAGAGATATAGGTCTTTCCATTGGAAATACGTTCGAGGATGATATGGAAAATTACGAAGGAATATAGTGAGTTATGGCTTGGACTTTATCGTTTCAGAATGACACGACAACCTTAGACCTTAATGATGGTACGAACTACACGGCCATGATGCCGTTTATGGCCCCTGTGCCTCAAAGAAGAACAGCCGTTGGTGGTCAGAACCTTGCCAGACATGGGAGCGATATTACGCAAAGGGTATATAACAACAGGGCAGTACAGGTTACTTTGCTTATAGGCGGAACGTCTCAAGACAACTTGATTGCTAATATCAATGCTATCAATTCGTTAATCGAGAGGGCTGCTGAGTATAGCGTAACAGGGCTAGGTAGTCAGGTTATACTCCGCAGGAAGTGGGAAGGTGCTACCAACCAGGTAGACTTCCACGTTCTTGATGGAAGCCTAGCTATCGGAGATGAGTTCTCTCCAGTGCATAGGATCAACACTAAGATAGCCAGGGCTTCACTAACCCTAGTCTGTAAGCCTTTTGCTTATGGTGCAGAAGAAACGATAGAGAACTATGTGCAGAACGCAGGGTTTGAACTATCAGGAACCGCACTTGGAGATTGGGGAGAAACCAAGACAGCTACAGGAACGACCACAAGAGACACGACTGTCAAAAAGAGTGGAGCAGCTTCTATGAAGTTGGTGATGACGGACTCAGGAGGAAGCGGTCAGGTTATAGAACGCAATCAAACTCTTACAGATGTAGATGCTGCTGAGGTCTGGTCGTTTCAGTGCTGGGTTCGGGTGGATGCTTTAAGCAACTGCAAGGTAGTTATGGAGTTGGATTACAATACTGGAACAGATGTTGAGGTATCCACCACAACCGTTAATGCCAGTGAATTCGTTAAGCTAACAGCCAATAATAACACCGTACCAGGTAGCGTGACCCAGGTTATTGTGAGGCTGCGCCTTGAAGCTACAGCAGCAGATGCTACAGGAACTGCCTATATAGATAACGTGATTGCCGTTTTAGCTTCTGCCGTTCCTACAGGGTGGGCAAGCAGTAGAAACATAGGGAATCACAATGATGAGACTGCACAGACAGATTGCAACTATATAGACTTTGCTGATACTGGTGGTGATGTTCCTGCTGAGTTGCAGTTGTTGGTTACAGAAGCACAAGCCCACACAGAGTTCTGGTCTGGTGCTAGACATGGGAGCCAGGTAGGAGATGACTTGTGGGTAGAAGGTGAAGCAAACGATGCTGCAGCAAACGTCCAAGCACAGTCTGGGTATACGTTCACAGTCAACGGAACGAGTTCATCTTCCTCCGAAAGTGCAGGGGTAGCAAGGCACGTTTATGTAGAAGTAAGCGGGAGTCCTTCTACCTATTTAGCT